ATGCCTGGTTGAGCCTCATGGTAATGCGAGTCGAGATGTCATAGCCGAACACTTTCGGATAGAGATTCGCCTCATCACCGCCGGGCCGGATAGTAACGCTCTTCACGCGGAGGGCGGGGTCTTTGTATTGCTTCAGGAGATACTGCGCCTGGCTAAGCGCCTCGGTATCAACGGTCATAAGCAGGCCGGTCCGGGGGAGGCCCCGCTTGCCGTAGTTAGTCTGGCTTGTTGTATCCGATGCCACCTGCTCCACGCCGCCTTCCCGGGTGATTCTGATATCGTTCAGAATGTATTGATTGCCGTAGGCGAGGGCGAGCCGGTGATAACCCATCTCGCCGGAGTCGTCACCGAATACAGCCTGGGAGACGGTGTAAGGTGACTTGAGCCGCGCATGCCGGTCTTGGAATTGGACATCGCCATCCCCTGCCATGAAGAAGATACCGAGCTCGGATAGCTGGACATCGAAGAGGTGATCCATAGAACAGATATTAATGAGTTCGCCCGTTGCCTGCATGAAACTCTGGCCGGCGTCAATATCTCTATCGCCGGCAGGCCAGCCCAGGTCGTCGAGAACATTGCCCACCCGGGTACCGCTCAATTCCTGCGAATAGCCGGTGGGGTCATTCAGAAATAGCCGCGATAGATTCTCGATGAGAGTGGTGCAGGTCACCACCATCACCGGCCCCATGATCGGTTTCAAAATAAAGTCGGGCGCCCAGTCCTCGATAAAGCCGGTATAGAGGTCATAAGTTACCTCATCGTAAGTTACCCTGATATTGATTCTCTTTAGCGGCTTAACGTTTGGGTAATACGAACCTCCGGTGTTATCAGGCCAGAAATCCCCGGAGGTATTCATAAGCACGACGGTGGCCGTCCCCGCCTCCATGCGGCCCAGCTCATGCTGCCGGCCGCGCTTTATGGCCACGGATACCACCGAGCTCGACACATCTTCCCATGAAGGAGTGTCAGCAAATGGGGCGCTGCTGAAAGCGATCCTTACTATAGGCGTCGGGATGCTCATGCCAACCCCGTCGAGTAGTTTCGATTTTTAAGCAGGAGCAGCTCCCTCCTGACCGTCTCCGCCAGGTCACGCTCCGCGATAACCGATCCAGCGACATTGACAGTTACATTGACAGGACCGCCGCCGCCGAGCGGGGAGGCACCAGGTGCACCCGAGAGCGGGATTAAAGCCTCCGGGCCACTCTCTCCAATCATAGAAAGTGTCGGCTTTGTAACGATGGCGCCGCTGGCGCCGCCGAAGAGAGCGCCGATCCCCTCACCTATCCAGTTGGTGATGGCGCCGACAGGACCGCCGACGAAGTTCTCAATCACCCAGGCCAAGCCTTCAATGACCGGCGTGAGTATCTCCATGACCTTTGTTAAAATAAGGAATATCGGCTCGAGGAGAGTCAGGAGCGGGTGGACAATAGTCATTATCGCCTGAAGGAGGGTTATCGTCGGCTTGAGCACTGAGGTAACAAATTTTAGAGCCATGTCCACGGGAATCACATTCATGAGGTCGACGATGATATCAATCAGCGGTGGCAGCAACTCCTCGAGTAACTGACTAATCTCTTCGATAGGCAGAGAGGCTATCAGCTTCTCGAAGGCATCCGTCAAAGGCGTTAGCAGTGGCAGAAGCCCGGTCCCCAGCTGCACCATGACCGCCTCGAGCTGCACCTTTAATTTCTCGAAGGTGCGCCCCGTCCCTTTGTTGATCTCATCATAAGCAGCCATGCTGGATCCGGCCGCATCCTGAACCGAGGCGAGGTCGCCGGCAAAGGTTTCTGCATTCGCTCCGGTAAGAGCAAGCACGGCGCCGAGCCCTTCCACCGAGCCGAACATCTTCCCGAGGAGTTCCTGGTTGCCCTCGGTGGCGCCGCTGAGAAGATTAAGGCTCCCGGCCAGACCCTGCTCCTCTATCATAACTGAGCCCGAACTGTATCCCAAGCTATCTAACATTGTTTTCATGTCTGCAGTCGGCTTGATCATAGCCTGGATCGCAGCTCTGAGCTGGGTAGTGGCCACGGTGGTGGGGACACCTTGCTTGGTAACCGTCGCAATGGCAGCAGAAACCTCTTCGAATTGAATGCCGGCGGCTGCCGCCAGAGGCGCCACGTTGAACATCGACGCCGACAATTCCTCCATGGTAGTCTTGCCGCCTTTGACTGTGGTGAACATGACATCGGCAATATGCCCGGCATCGGTTGCCGGAATCTTGAAAGCATTCATGACAGTGGTGAGCCCATCCATAGCCGTCTCGGTATCGGTTACACCACCGACCGCCGCCTGGGCGGCTATCTTCAAAGTGTCCATAGCCTGGGCGGCAGGGACGCCAGCCGATACAGCCTGATATAAAGCACCGGCGAGCTCCCCGCCGGAGATCCCCACCTCCTTGGACAGGGTATTTACCTGATCATTCAGAGCCGCGAAGTCGCCTTCGGAGAGGTTGAGCATGGTGTTGACCTCTCGCATCGAGCCTTCGAAGTCCGCGGCCATCTTCATGCTGGCCACACCCATACCGATAGCGGCCACGCCCAGTCCGGCCAGTGCTCCGCCGGCAACCTTCCCGAACTTCTTAAGGCCAGAACTGGCCTCATCTTTTAATTTAAGAAGTACCTTCAGCTCAGGCTCTGCCATCACTCACCTTCTGCTTCGCCAGCTCCACAAATCTCTCCAGCGTAGTTAGGAACATATCGACCTCGGCAACAATATGCGCCGGGGCGCTGCTATACTGCAGAGGGTCCCAGCCCATCGCGCGCATAATCTGAAATCGCCTGAATCGCCTGGCACTCTCTAGGTCCAGGGGAGCTTTATCATCTCCATAGAGGAGATTCTGAAGAAGCCCTAGATGAATGCCCTCGGTCAGTTTTTTGAGACAAACTCCGTGGCCTTGTTACTCAGCCGGTCTATCTCCTCGAGGATTTTGACACGGTACTTCTGCCGGAGATTAGAAACCGTCTCCCTGCTGACCGGCACCGGTTTATCCTCCTCATCCTTGAAAGACCACGCCACGACGTATTTCTCCAGGAGCGCCAGCTTGCCGAGGGTCATAGTAAACTTTGCCTGCTTCCCCACGGCTTCGGCTCTGCCCATCTCATTGACGACATAATCGTGATCGGCCTGCGACAGCTCCTCTTTGACATCGACCCAGTTGCCGTCCGGGAATTTCAACCTTGCTGTTTCCGCACCAATAAAGTATTTACCCATGACATCTCCTTTTTTATTTTTCGATAAATAATCTATGCTGAGTAAGTGGTGATAGTGATGGCACCGTCGACCACCAAGTCGATGGTGAAGATAAGCGGGTCCGTAACCTTGGCGGGCAATGATACCTTCTTGATCCGGCATTCCCCTGTGACCTTGGCATAACCGGATGTGCTCCCGGCTGGGCCATACTCAAAAGAGCGGGTATCGGAATCCGACAGGAAGTCCTTGACCACATCGTAAGCAGACTCAGAAGTATCATCGAATACACATTCGAGGCTGATATCCGCCTTCTGTAATCCGGGCAGCTGGGAGTACCCCGTCGCCCCCCCTGCCGTCACATCACCCATCTCCTTCTCACCAGGAAGCCCGTCAACTGAGCGGACATATGCCGAGATATCCTTGGCCGCTCCGGCCTGGGTATCGAGCTTAAAGACTAAACTCTTACCATGCGCTTTTCCACTAGTCCCCATTTTGTTACCTCCTAAATATTTTTTGAGAAATAAAAAGGCGGCTTAGGCCGCCTTTGTGATTAAGAAATCCGGGTTATCCTCTTTTATAAACTACAGCAAAAGTAGCTGAATATGTCGGTGTTCCGGACCAACTCACCCGGAGATACCGACGTACCGCCCCGACAGTGTACGCTTCCCCGCTGGCCATGATGTCATCAGTTAAAGTTAATTCCCCGCTGTCTACAAAGGCTGATACAGTGGTATAAGTATCGTCAGTTGTGTTCCAGACTGTTTTGCCCACATCGGTAGCCGCAAATCCACCGTCAGCATCATGCAGTTTATTGGCTTCGGTAGCGTCGGCCTCGCCACTCTTAGCCGTAATAGCCTTTCGCTCCGCTCCCAGGGCATTGGCTGTGGTGAAGGTTATTAGCGTATGAGTGTCAGCATTGAAGTTGTCCGTTGAATCTTCTATCAATACTATCAGGTCATCATCCGCACCGCAGGCAAACACCTGAAGATATCCCACCGAACTCCCGATTGAAGCGACGGCATTATCGATAACGGTGTTACTGCCATCGCTAGTCTTGGTGGCCTTCAACATAGCTATGATACACTCGTCCCAGGGTAGATTGTCTGCCAGGAACTCGGCCATGAGCCGGTTAACATCGGTCACCACTGATTTCCAGCTATATTTATTCAGCCGGACTGCATCGCAGGCAACCGCCCTGTCCTCGAGGGTACTCCCAAAAGGAATAACGATCTGATACCCGGAGGCGGCGGCGAATAGACTGTTCAGCACCGCCTGGTAATTGTCATCGAATATCCCGTCCAGGCTCATGGCATCTTTGGTTAAGCCGGGCATCTGATGATAGCCATTCACACCATCGGCGACGGCATATTCCTTCATCTCTCTCTCCTGCGCCGGCGTCACCGAGGCCATGAGGGAGCTGATGTCATAGCCGCCTATATAAAGCCGCGTATCCTGCCCATGGTACTTTGACATGATAACCTCCTAAACCAGTGCATACATATCGAACTTTACCCCGATATATACGATTCCGTTATATACAATGCCGCCATAATCTCGAAAGCCGGACACCCGAACTGTGTCGGCGTGAGAGCCATAATCAGCCGCCTCAAGCGCTGCCTTGATAGATCGGCTTCCCGTGGTCGCGAGATAGTCATCAAGCTTCTCCTGGACCTCCTCGATGTCGCCCTGTCTGCCCAGGAGGAGCAGGATTTCAAAGCCCAGCTCGTAGCAGTTGCCGGCAGTAAAATCATAGGTGCCGTCTTTGGGGATCGGAAAGGCGCAGGGAGGGTTAATATTATCCGGGGCATTGTCGTATGCTTCCAGCTTGTCGATAGTTTTTAGCCCCGTCTTTATGGCATCCCGGATTCCTTTGATACTCATTTCTTGAAATTGTCCTCCACTTCACCAGCTGCTTCGCCGAGTATGCTCTCGATCTCGTCGCGGGTATCATCCAGTGCAGGCGCCAGAAACGGATATGCTCGCACCCTGGTTCCACCTCTCGATAGGTGGCCG